TACCGTATCCTTTAGATGCTATAGCACCGGATAAGAAGTGATCCCATTGAAGGGTCTGTGGTAGGTGGTCATCACCCATAAAGAATATAGTTTCATACTTATCTGCATACTTATTAGCTACCAAGTTAAGTGTGCCATTCATTCTAAGTCTTGGGTTTACCTCATAAATAACCCCGTCTAATCTTGGGTATAGATCAGCCTGGTCATCATCTATAGCCACACATATATCGGAAATAATACTGGTCTCTTTTAAAAATTTAACAGCACGATCTATTGAATCAGGTCTGCTTCTTGATGGAACAATTACTAGGTTAGTATTCATAGTGTCCTAATGTAGTATGGATTGTTGGTCGAATTTTTTAACTACGTATGGTGATTCCCCTACCTCTGTTATCTGACAGTTAGCGTAATCAACTGCCAAAGAAACTGACATAGAACCATCTGCTGCGTGTGGACCAAAGCGGTTTTTAACTGCAGCAATCTTCATCTGTTTGCTGTATGGGTCATAGCCCATAGTTACAATAAGACTTGGCAATTGTGAAACCTTACCGTGAATAGACCTACGAGCTGGTGGATTCATACCTGAACCATACTCACTCTGTTCTGATACGTGATGAAGAACTAATACACAAGCCTCAGTATGACGAGCCATATCGTGTAGGTCCATCATAATTGCTCTAAGTCCTGCCCATTCATTATCAGTTTCAGCGGCTATATTCATAAGGTTATCTATAATTATTAACTGAGGAGCAGCACCGTATAACTCTATGTATGCTTTAATCTCACCTTCAATATCATCTAAAGATGGTGAAGAATCAAAGACCCATTGAATGTTACTCATCTTCTCAAAGTACTTGTCATAGTACTGGCTTCTCATATTAAGGTTTGTTTCAACCGTTGTCTGTGAGTGACCTGATAAATGAGATGCTGCTCTCATCATTACAGTTGTAGTGTCTGTATCTGCTGAGAAGAATAAAGTTCTTACATCTGCTTTTAAAGCATAAATCAAAGCGAACATAGACTTGCCCACATTGGGTGCTGCTGCAACCATACAGACTTGTCCTCTTCTAAACCTAATGCTGGCTGCTTTTAACACAGACCATACTTCAGGTAAGGGTGTGGCTTTTGTAGTTACTCCACCCCACGCTCTGCTTAGACTAAGCAACCTCTTCCCTTCTCAACGTTATTTTTAACTTTGTTCGTAATCTCTTACGATCTTTAGGAGAACTTGCTCCCCATATCCCAAATGATTCGTTATGTAATGCCCACTCAAAACATTCAGTAATGTGTGGGCATCTTTTACAAATACTCTTAGCGGTAGCAGCTTGAAACTGTGCACCGTTTTCAGGAAAGAACAGTTCTGTATCTACCTCAGAACATAACGGGTTCTCAAATTGTCCGGGAACCCGCATAGGTTATCTAACCCAGACGGTATCGCACTTATCTGTAGCACCCTTTGGAGCATTACACATCCAGCCCTTCCAAGGACCTTTAGCGCCTTGGCCAGTTCGGTAGTTCATTGCTCCGTGCTTACAAGTTGGAGCATCACCGTTGATTGGTGCTGCACCTAGTGCTTTAGTTGCGTAAGCAACTGTTGCATTAGCAGATGCTGCCTCGTTTAATGAAGCAGCTACTGATGAGATTAGAGAAGACAGATCTTGAATCTGTGTTAGTTGTCCCTCTAGGTCTGCATTGTTCTTGGCATATACATTTACAAGTGTTCCATCTTTTAGTTTGAAGTTAACTTGTAGTTGTGTGTCGCTATTTGAAGCGGCCATTATTTTCCTCCTGTTAGTTTGACAGAGATACGGGCGGTCTCTTGTCCTTGTTTGTATGGTACGAAGCCAAGAAGTTTTTCTACTTCTTCGGCGTCTACTCGCTTAGGTGCTGCAAGAGAAGTCCAAACGATTTGAACTCCGCTATTTGTAGTCCCAGCGAATCCTTCTAGTGATGCTCTTAATGATTCCTTGGTAGCTGATAATTTTTTAATCTCTTCGTCAAGTTGTAAATACATCAACGCATTTTTGTCGGCATCGGGATCATCAATCACCACCTCTGCCTTTTGAGTACGTTCTTTTTTTAAGCCAACACAACCCATCTCACCGGTGGCGTCATAGTATTTACAATAGAACTTACAATAATTCTCATCCTTCTCAGGCTCAGGTACCTCTGCTGATTCTTTAATAGCAGATAACCAATTCATTGCTTCTTCTGCCATCTTGGGATCGTATGGTTCAGAGTGGACTCTTATATCTCTCTCATCACCATCTCTGGCTATGGCTACCAGATTGACAGTTCGAGGCTTCCCCTTCCCCGACTTGTCTAGCAGATAGCCATAGACTTGTACTTGCCAACGTTGCTGAGTTGATGGAAAGTAAGAAAGGTTTTGTTTCTTAACAGTCTTCCAATCAACAACATCGCCAGACTCCGGAATGAATAGATCTATATGCGCTTTCATCCCAGAATATTCAACTGCAGTTTCAACCCAATACTTCTCACCCTTTGGATCTACTGCCCTTATAGCATCTTCAATACTAGCGTGAATTGCAGTACCCATAATAGCAGCGAGCTTTAACTCGTTGTCATTAGTTTCAGGTTGGTCATTAAGACGATACCAAACCTTACGACGGCAACCACCTAACTCTGATGGACCTACCTGTGTCTGTTTAGATCTAGCCCTACCAGCATCCTTATCTCTAAGAACCTGTAGTAATAATTCTTTAGGATCGCTCACTGGTCTCCTGTCTTAACGCTACAGAATAAGCAGGATAGCGTTTGTTTAAACCTTTTCTTATTTGAATAGCGGAAACTTTATATAGTAGATACATAAACTTGAAATACATTATAAACCCCACTTGATAAAGCACTCTAAAATAAATTTATACATTTCTAAATCTAATAAATACCACTGTAACTGCCAAAATATTTCTCTCATTTTACCTTCCTTTTCTGCACGGCTATTTGTATCGGAGGACAGGTATTGATGTCAAGCAACGACGCGGTCTCAACCGCCTTCTGTGCTAACTCTGCTGCCTCATCTTGGACTAAGAATCTATCGCTACGCCTTGAATACATATATCCCAAAGCGAACTGACCACCGGAACCGATACCGTAGTAGTTAGCTTCTGATTGGATAAAAGACATATCGGATGCAATGTGGAATATGAATCCGTTAAAGGCGATGAGGTAATCAAAGCCAGCGTCTTTATCTTTTTCGTTATCATTCCAAGCGTAACCATTATCGGTGAAGGTCTTGATAATAGATGGGATAACTCTCTTACCCATAAACTGAACTTCATCTTGACCTTTATAAGATGGCGGATTCCAGTTATAAGTTAAGATATCACCAGGTCTAGTATCACCAGTAATCGCAAGAAGGTACTGACCCTTCTCAATTATCTTAGGAGTCTTTAAAGAAATGGTTCGTAAGTTATCTTCGGTGATCTGCGAATCAGCAGCTAAGATACAAAATGTTTTACCTTGAACTCCAACGACAGTTGTCAAAGTTGCCCTCCTTATTATCTTGAGATAAAGATACCACATAGTGAACTAAGACACGCCGTGAATCGGATATTCTCTCACCAGAGGAGTAAGTATGATTATACTACGAGCGATAGCGAGTAAAAACAACAGCCCTCACGGGCTGTGAGTAGTGAGGATACTGAGTGTTCCGTCTACCAACCCTGCGAAGAAATAAAGCAAAGCTACCTGCAAAGTTTGGTTCAGATCTACGCTCACTAGGACCTCTTCATATATGTTCTTGTGGTTCAAGTCTATTCACTGTGTTAGTTCAATTTGATGATTACGAAATATGTTGGTATTACCTAGACGCAACTTGTGCTAGTTGTGGGAACCTGGTGTGTGTACCTTGTCCCGCTGACAAAATGTAGGCATAAAAAAAGAAGCCACCCCGTTAAGGGTGGCCTCTGTCTTACCTCGCAGTAAACTAAATACTACTTACGACCAAACTCTTTCTCTGCCTTATCAGCCCACTTAACTGCAGGGGCTGCTAAAGAACCAATTAGAATTGCGTACTGAGGTGCCATATCTGTTGCCAGAGCTACACCCATAGTTACTGCTGAAGCAAGAATTGCACGGAAGTATGACTTAGCCGCACACTTAAATTCTTCGCTTTTTAATTTAGCTATTAGTTTTTTCATATACATCCTTTAAGGGCGAACTACACCCATTACTAATGAGTAGGAGCGTTTCCTAAGATACACACCATCTCCGTTTGCTTGGCTTCCTTTAGCACCACTACTTGTATTACCTTCAATTACTTGTAGGTATTTCAAGGTGCTGTTATTCCATTTAACTATCCCAACGTGGTCTGGCTCAGCATCAGCATCAAACTGGAAAAATACCAGATCACCTGCCTGTGCCTGACCCACTGGAATTATTTTATTTTTATCAGTAAACCATTTAAGTCCTGCAGCGCAAGAAGCAAATCCTTTTGGATTTTGTGCTGCAATCTTCTTACTTAATCCTGCTTTATCAAAGCACCAAGATACGAACATAGCACACCAAGGGTTGTTGTTAAGTCCATACCATTTGCCATACTTAGTATTGTTGGCGTTGCCTTCTTCGGTATAACCTATCTCAGCTTTAGCAATATCAACTACACTCATTACCGCTCCGCTAACATCTTGTAAATGTCATCTACTCGCTGCTCAATACGGGCAACTCTTCCTTCTAAATTGTGTCCACCATTACCATCAGGTTTTAACTCTGATAGATAATTCTTAATCAGGTATCTAATACTTGCTCCAATAAATACTACTACGGCTAAGAAGCCTGATATTGTGGTTGCCCAGTCAGCGATAGACATTGCGTTATACCTTTCGGATTGTAATTAAAAGCACTCCGCCGTAACCGGTATAGCGCTTGTCTGTAGGTGTTCGGTTAATAAAGTCTTGCTCTTCGATTAGCCCTAAATAGGATTCACCGGTACGGAAATCTTGTACTAATACAGTATCTCCGACATCTTCGATTCGTTCTAGCACTTGCTGACGATTATACGCTGCACCGTCATAGCCAGCTTGGTTGTTAAACTTATCCATCTCAAAGTCATAGCACATAGCAGGGTATTGAATTAACCGCTGACGTGGGATAGATGGAAGAGTATTAACTTGGTATCCGGTAAACTTAGGTCCCAAGGTAGAATCAGTATCATCTCTAGTAAATTCAAATAGGAATCCTAGATACTGTTGAGGTGTAGCAGGGTATGGAATACCGATTTGAGTAAGGCTTGATCCTTGAGGATAGGCACCGATATTAGTTTCAGCACCATTAGC